GGTGATATTGTTATTGATGCTTTTGGTGGCTCAGGAAGCACATTAATAGCTGCTGATCGTTTGGGAATGTCTGCAAGATTAATGGAATTAGACCCAAAATTTGTCGATGTAATTGTCAAAAGATGGGAAGATTTCACGGGTAGAAAAGCGGAATTGCTAAGTGCTTGATTTATTTAAGTTTTCTTGTAAACTCAGCTCAACACTTCCAGAATATAAAAATGCTTGAACATCAACCGACCGAAAAGACCAAAGCAACGGTGCAACAGTCATCGGGGTTAGGCTTACCTCAAGAACAGATTGCTGCATTGATTGGTATATCGCCTAAGACGCTCACAAAGCATTACCCGATTGAGTTGGCTCTTGGTAAGGCAATGGCATCAGCTCAAGTTGCCAAGTCGCTTTTTAACAAAGCAACGCAAGGCGACACGACTGCTGCAATTTGGTGGACTAAGACACAGATGGGATGGTCTGAAAAGACGCAACATGAAATCACTGGCGCTAATTCTGGCCCTCTCGTTATTAGTCTGAATAACTTAGACGAATCAGCGTGAAGCTCCATGCAAAACAAATCGAGGCTCAAAAGCTACTGAGCAGCGATGTTACCTATGCCATGCTATTTGGCGGGTCAAGGTCAGGTAAGACATTCCTGCTGGTGCGCCAGATCATCTTGAGGGCATTGAAGGCTCCAGGCTCACGGCATACCATTCTGCGATTCAGGTTTAACCATGTGGTGAACTCAATTGTTTACGACACCTTTCCTAAGGTGATGAAGCTGGCCTTCCTTGGTGTGGAATACAAGCTCGATAAAACGCACTGGTATGTCAAGTTTCAGAATGAATCTGAGATTTGGTTTGGCGGCTTGGATGATAAAGACCGCACTGAAAAGATTTTGGGCATGGAGTTCGCTACTATTTACTTGAACGAATCCAGCCAGATATCATGGGGGCCAGTTGGGATTGCCATAACTCGTTTAGCTCAAAAGGTTAATCAAGTCATTGAGGGCAAAGAGCCTACATTGCTCAAGCCTCGGATGTATTTTGACTGTAACCCACCAAATAAGAATCACTGGACGTATCAGCTATTCATTCTCAGGCGTGACCCAGATACAAAGATTAACTTGGCTAACCCTGAGAATTACGGCTATTTTCAGATTAACCCAAGGGACAATCAGGAAAACTTATCAGACGGTTATCTTGACACATTAGAGAATTTGAGCGCAAGATTGCGTAGACGGTTCTTGGAAGGCGAATTTACAGACGCTAACCCTAACCAGCTATTCCCTGATGAGGCTATTGATAGATGGAGGGCTGACAATGGTGACCTGCCTGATTTTGTTCGTGTTGTTGTTGGTGTTGACCCATCTGGAGCAGGGGATAGCGATAACGCTGATAACGATGCAATTGGTATCGTGGTTGGCGCTCTTGGCGTTGACGGTAACGCTTATTTATTAGAAGACTGCACTGTAAAGGCTGGCCCTGCAACGTGGGGCAATGTCGCTGTCTCAGCTTATGACCGACATAAAGCTGATGTGCTGGTCGCTGAAACCAATTATGGCGGTGCAATGGTTGAAGGCGTTATTCAGGCTTCACGGTCTAAAACAAACTTTAAAGCTGTTTCGGCAAGCCGTGGCAAAGTAATTCGGGCTGAACCGTTTGCATCTTTATACGAGGCGGGTAAAATTAGACACGCAGGTCGATTTGTTGAACTTGAAGACGAATTAAGCGGATTTTCTACGATTGGATTCACTGGAAGTCGCTCTCCAAACCGAGCAGACGCTTGGATTTGGGTTTTAACTGAGCTTTTTCCTGGAATGTTGCGTCAAAAAGTAGAAAAAAAGAAGTTAGAGACAAAACGACCCCAAAACTGGAATAACTCCCGAGCAGGGTATTGGATGTAAATATGGCTGATAAAGATTCTGACGTAGTAGCAAGAGCGCAACGCAACTTTAAGGCTTGCCTTGATTGGGAGCAGGACACTAAGCAGCGTTTTCGTGAGGACATTCGCTTCTTATACGCTGATTCAGACAACCAAGATCAATGGGAGCCAGCGGTAAAAGCTCGTAGACGGTTGAATACTCAGCCGATGATTACGATCAATAAGACGCACACGCACTGGCTGCACGTTGTCAATCAATTGAAGGCCAACAAACCAAGCGTGACCATTCACCCGACAGGCAACGAGGCAACTTATGAGGCCGCTGAAGTCTTTGAGGGCATTGTTAGGCATATTGAATACATCTCAAACGCTAAAGTCGCTTACGACATTGCTGCTGAAACTCAGGTTGGCGGCGGTATTGGCTACTGGACTGTCTCGACTGCTTATGCCAATGACGAATCATTCGATCAGGAAATCTTCATTAAGGAAGTGCCTGACCCAATGAGCGTTTACCTTGACCCGCATATTAAGAAGCGTGATGGGTCTGACGCTAAGTTTGGCTTTATCTATGAGGATATGCCTCTGGAAGAATTTAAGCAACGCTTTCCCAATACGCTGATTCCTATGGTTAGCCCTCAAGGTAATCAATCTTGGGTGACTAAGGACGTTGTTCGGCTTGCTACCTACTACGAGCTGGAGATGAAGAAAGAATGGCTCTATGCCCTGACTGATGCTGATGGAGGCACTAAGTTTGTCAAGCAGTCAGACATGAGCAAGGAAGAAGTCAAGATGCTCAATGAAGCTATCCGCATGGGTGCTGACATTGACCGCCGCCGTATTGACAAGCGGGTTATCTATAAATACCTGATTGGCGGCAATGAAGTGCTTGAAAAGGGTGTTTGGGCTGGTAAATATATTCCTATTGTGCGTGTCCCAGGCGAGGAAGTTGTCATTGAAGGCAAGTTAGACCGTAAGGGTCTCGTGCGCTACATGAAGGACGCTCAACGAGCCTACAACTACAACGCTTCTGCTGCTCTGGAATACGGTGCGCTCCAATCTAAGTCGCCTTACCTTGCCCCTGTGGAGGCTATTGAGGGCTTAGAAAACTATTGGGCAACGGCTAACACCGAGAATCACGCCTATCTGCCTTACAACCATGCGGATGAATCGGGCAATCCTGTGCCAGCGCCAGCTAGAGCGCCTGCTCCTATGTCGGCTCCTGTCTATCAGGAAGGCATGATGACCGCTGCTCAAGAGTTGATGATGACCTCGGGGCAGTATGACCAGACTTTTGGCGCTCAAAGCCAAGAATTGTCGGGCGTTGCTATTGGCAAGCGTGTTGCTCAGGGTGATCGAGTAACTTTTCACTTCCAAGATGCTCAGAATATGGCTATCCAGTTCACAGGCAAAATCTTGGTTGACTTGATTCCAAAAATTTACGACACCAAGCGCATTATTAACATCTTGGCTGAGGATGGAACTGAGCAAAAGATTCAGATCGACCCTGAGTTGAAGGTCGCCATGAAACAGAATGAGGATAAAGAAGAAGGCGTTATTGAGACGATCTTTAATCCTAATGTTGGCACTTATGACGTGGTTGCCGAATCTGGCCCGAACTTTGATACCCGCCGCCAAGAGGCTTTTGAAGCTATGACCCAATTGCTAGGCTCAAATCCTGAGCTAGCACAGGTTATCGGTGATATTTACATGGGAACTGCTGATTTTCCAAGCTCAGACAAGCTCCAAGAGCGTATGCGGAACTGGATTCCTGCTAACATCTTGGGAACTGGCCCGACTCCTGCCGAGCAGCAAATGCAGCAACAACTGCAAGAAGCTCAAGCAGTTATCCAACAACTTAGCCAAGAGTTGCAAGATAAGAAGATCGGTCAAACGATGGAGAAACAACGCTTGGATATGGACGCATTGAACCATTTGGCTTTGCGTCTGGAAAACGAGCGAGAAGATTTGATTAACGCTTTCAAGGCAGAAACCGAGCGCCTGAAGTTGTTAATCAAAGATGTGTCGCCTCAACAGTTGACAGGTATTACTGACAAGATGGTGAGCGAGATTGAACAATCTCGTAACCCTGGCAGAGATGTAAGCCCTGACTATGTTGACCCGTCACAGGTGTTAGCAGCGGAAATCCCCACAATAACTCAATGAGGAAAAAATGAGCGAACTAATCGAAGCACAAACCCAAGAAGCAACGACTACCCCTGAAGTTGCTCCTGAAACAACCAAAGAAAACTCTTATCACGACCTGCCTGAATGGGCTCGCCGCCGTATGGGTGAACTGGCAGAGCAAAAGCGCACCGCAGCCGAAAAAGCCGCCGCCTTGGAAGCTCAACTAAACCAGTTCTCGCAAGCGCCAGCGCCAGCAGCACCTCAAGAAGACGTGATGAAAATGGCTCAACAGATTGCCCGTCAAGAGCTTGAGCAACGCCAATTTGTCGAGAAAATGACCTCGATTGAGCAGACTGCCAAGAAAGAATTTGGAGAGGACTATGACCGTTCTATCTCTAATTTGAGTATGGCTGGTGTGCAATCTAATGATTTTCTGAGGGCTTTGGCTGAGATTCCTAATCCTGAAAAGGTTTTGGTTTATCTTGGAAAGTCTGAGAATGTCGGTGACGCTGTAAAGATTGCGAATATGTCGCCTTTGCAAATGGGTATTGAGCTGACAAAACTTTCTACCAAAGCCGCTAAAGAATTAAGCCCTACAAAATCACGAGCGCCTGCTCCTGTGGCTGATGTGGATGGTTCTTCTAGCAGCCGTTCTAGTGGCGGTGCAGAGCCTCCAATGAGCGATACAGTTGCTTGGATGGAGTGGCGTAAAGCTAATGCTCGCAAAAAGCGTTGATTAAGTAAAAAATCAGGTATAGAATAAGCATTAGGTTTAAGCCACCGTAAAAAGCTGTGTCGGGCCGTGAAATGATTGACTCCTGAAGGCCGAGGGGTAAAAGTAGGTTTCTTTTATTCTTTATCTTTTATTTGAAAGGAGCAGAGTTCATGACCACGAATTCGCTTTTGACGATTAACCAGATCACCAATGAAGCGGTGCGTCTGTTTACTCAATCTAATGCTTTCCTCCGTACCGTTAGCCGCCAATATGATGACCAGTTCGCTCGCACTGGTGCAAAAATTGGTTCAGCTTTGCGGATTCGCCTCCCTAACGATTACACCGTTAGCACTGGCCCTGCCATTACTCCTCAAGGCACTAACGAACAAAACACTACGCTGACTGTGGCAACACAAGCCAACGTGCCTGTTTCGTTCGGCACTGCTGAGAAAACCTTGTCTTTGGACGACTTCAGCGAACGTATCTTGGCTCCTGCCGTGAACCGTTTGGCTGCTTATGTTGCCGCTGACTTGATGAATGTGGCTGGTCAATCCGCTAACATCGTTGCTAACCTGTCTGGTTCTACCCTGTCTAGCCCCAACGCTACGACTTGGCTGACCGCTGGCTCGGCTCTCGACCAAAACTTGGCTCCTCGCTCTGATCGTAAGATCATTCTTGACCCTGTTACCCAAGCTCGCACCGTGTCCTCACTGGCTGGCTTGTTTAACCCTCAAGTTCGCATCTCCGAGCAGTATGAAACTGGCATCATCTCCAAAGACACTTTGGGCTTTGACTGGATGTATGACCAAACCACCCAAGTTCACACTGTTGGTACTTTTAGTGCTGGTACTGTGAATGGTTCGGGTCAAACTGGCTCTACCTTGACTGTTAACGCTATCACTGGTACTTTGAACCAAGGTGACGTTATTACGATTGCTGGCGTTTACGCTATCAACCGTTTGACAGGCGCTTCACAAGGTCAATTGCGTCAATTCGTTGTGACTGCTAACGTGCCTACTGGCGCTACTAGCATCCCAATCTATCCCGCAATCGTTCCCGCTCCTGCTGCTTTCAACACTGTTACTGCTTCGCCTGCTAACAGTGCTGCTATCAGCTTGGTGATGCCTGCTTCTAGCCAGTATCGTCAAAATATCGCTTACTATCCTGAAGCGTTTACTTTGGCTACTGCTGACTTGGAAATGCCTACTGCTGGTGTGGTGCAAGCCGCTCGTGCCAACTTTGACGGTATCTCCTTGCGTATGATTGAGGCTTATGACGTTATGTCTGACTCCTTGATTACTCGTTTGGACATCTTGTACGGCTACGCTGCTATTCGTCCCGAATGGTCGGCCGTGGTTGCTGACATTGTCTAAACTGGAGACATATTACAGGGGCAAGCTCGTTGTCCCTGTATATACCTTCATTG